CTCTTGAAGCCTAACGCGGTGCGGCGCTGGATGATGGCGGCGGGAAGGTTCTGGCGTAAGCCAACGCTAGGTGGAAGCTGGGCGCTAATAGACTGGAAGAATGTGCGCTTCATTCGAGGCCCAAGCATCAAGTAGCCTGTTTCGCCTGCCATGAGTGTGAGCATCGACGACAGCGAATAATCCCATTTTTTCGGTTCAAGATTGTCTGCGATGAGTGGCAGTTTGGGCAACGCTCAAAACCATGTTTCTTTTGATTTCTCTGTTCTTCTGTAAGGCCCTCATGAGCTTTGCGATGACAACTTGGGCACAAATATTCCAAGTTTCTAAGTTCGTTGAAGTTATCTGGTGTTGTGCCTTTCGTTGCTCGGTGATGCACATGCCCGCGGGCGACGTAAATTCCGCAATCCTCGCATTTCCCATCAGCGTTAGATTTAACAGTGTCATAAATGGCCTTTGGCGGGCGCACAAGTTGTTGGACGTATTGTCGGCTTACGCCGATGTCCTTCCCTATTGCGGCGTAGGTCAGGCCCTGCGTAAATAACTCAACAGCTCTCTGGCGTTTATCCATGCAAACTGTTTACACTGTCTACTTGTCGGCGTCAATAGATAATTGCTATTGACTCTGAGAATGCAAGCGTGTGTACTCTCACAGCATGGGCACCTCAGCGCCAATCCTGCCAAGGAAAAAGGTCTACCCCGCCCGGCGCTCCAATAAGCCTCAGATGGTGAAAACGGCGGTCATAGCCAAACTCGCTCACGGCGCTACTAAGTCCCAGATTGCAAGAGATTTGGACATTACACGGAATTGCGTCACGACAATCGAAGAGGAAAGCGGCATAAAACAACACCTTCAGGACGGCACCTCCAGCGTCGTAGGACTTATCCCAGAAGCGATCCGTGTAGCAAAGGTAAGACTCGCCAAAGACTCTGAAAACATGGCAGTTAAGGTATTGGAATGGACTGTAGCGCCGATAATGGGACACGGCGACAAGGCAATGACCGGCGATATGCACTTGAGCTTGGCGATACAGAACCTAATTTCTCCGCCAGCGATTGAAAACAAAGGCGATAATGATTCTAAGGCGATCCTAAGCGAATCCTCAGCAGCGCCGCCAGTTGCAACAGACGACAAGCCATAACTACACTGTAAGCCTGCAAGTGATTCATTCAATGCCACATACCTCATGCTTGTCTGATAATGGACAAAAGGTTGCCTGCCAGCCTACAGGCACCCACCGAAGCACCCGAAAAGGCGCCACCCACCTTTGAATATGCAGACCTTCCCAGAAAACTTTGGCCTTTTGGTGTACGGACATTTGTACACACGAATTGTCTTGAAACCGTACGTACGGCATGATATTCGTACGGACATGAAATCGGTACGGTTTGAGATGCGGCTAGAACCAGCCGAACTGGAGCAATGGAAAGCGGACGCCGAATCGAATGGGCAGAGCTTATCAAACTGGGTGAGGGAGCGGTGCAGCGTAAGGAATTGGGGAATGAACGAAGTGGCTGTGAGGGCTGGGCATGTACAAGAGAAGCCAAACGGTGACAATCCGAAACGCGAACGGACGCCGAGAGGTGGTGGTGTGGGTCGCCGGGGCGTTGTGGACGGAGCCTGTAAGCATGGGGCATTGCGAAAGTTCTGCAAGCACGCCGAATGCAGAGAGGGAGCATGACGTTCCGCCGGATGCTGTGGGAGGTTCTAGTACGCCGGGATGAGACGATAACTTGGCGTGACAGGCTGCATATCGCGTATGTGTTGATTCAGTTGCGCCGCCGATGGCAGGGCACGGAGCTTGAATTGATGCGCTCGATTGGGCGCTCCTTGATGGGGTGAAATGGGATATTACTCAGGGGAACTGGAATTCAAGGACGCGATAGACAATCTGCCTAAGATGCCGAAGCAGAGGGAGTTTATCGCCGCGAAAGAGTTTGGTTCGGCCTACGTGGGAGGGGAAGGTTCTGGCAAGTCGGTAGCCCTGATGACGACGTGTATTCTTCACGCCGCCGATGACCCTGGCGGGCAGTCCCTTGTAGGGCGCTTGAACATGCCCGCGCTTGAAACCACCACTCTCCAGACGTTCCTTGAGCTGGTGCCCGCGAATTGGGGAGAGTGGGCGGAAGCCAAGAAAATCTGGACGTTTGAGAATGGGCACAAAGTCCTGTTTCGCCACCTCGACATCACTGACCCGAAGGTACAGGGCCACATCAAGAGCTTGAACCTGTCAAAGGCGTATGTGGATGAGGCGTCGGAGGTGGATGAGAAGGTCTTTTTCCTGCTGATTGGCCGCTTGCGCCGGAAAACGAAGTCCCGAAGGATTATCCGCCTGTCCTCAAACCCTGCCGGGCACGATTATATGTGGCGGCACTTCTTTGACCCGCAAAGGTCGGCGAAGTGGAAAGAACTCTATCATGGGATAAACTGTTCCTCGATGGAGAATGTCTTTCTTCCCGCCGAATACATCGAAAACCGGAAAAATACCTATCCGCCAGATTGGGCCGACCGCTTCATCCACGGCTATTTCACCGATTTCACTGACTTGGTGTACAAGGAATTCACGGAGCCTACACACATTTATGACGACACAAAAAATTGGGAAGTATTCGGAGGTCAAAATAAACCTCCTAAAGAATGGCCTGTCATTGTGGGGATGGATATTGGTTCCGGGGCAGAAGGTGACCCCTGGGCACTCCCCATTATATCTGTTGCGCCTGACGGACGACTCTATCAATTTGGCGAAGTCTATGGGGTTGACCTTAGAATCAGACCTATTGCCGATGAATTGCACATCCTTCTCGAAGGCAGACCCCTCGAAGGACTCGCCTATGATTACGCCCAGCGAGCCGCAGCCCAGGAACTCGAAGAACACGGAATTAACGGCGTCCCTGCTCTAAAAGAGCGCCGCCCCGGCCTCTTCAAAGTAGAACAGTACATGCACATAGACGGAAGGCTCGAGCATCCCTTCAATCCTGCAGTGCAGGGCAGCCCGCGCTTCTTCGTTGCCCGCTCCTGCACGAACACGATAGCCGATCTCTCAGGCTATAAGTGGCCGAAAGACCGTGGCGGCGCGCCAAAGAACGATTTTGCGACCAACCACGAACATTCCCACGCGCCAGACGGCATCCGCTACGCCATTCATACGTTCCGCCCTGAGCCGGAGAAAATAATTCCCGCCGAAAAGTGGGACAATCCAACTGTGCCGATTATGAGCAAAATTTACTGGCAAGGGAAGAAAATAAACGACGAGAAAGAGGCGAGACTGAAGCGCCTTTCAAGAACTCCTTTCTTTTCCCGTCGCCAAGGTGTACCGTTTGGCCCTAGAAGGGCTGGAACCTGATGCCACTACTTCCAAGTCTCTGTTGGGAACGCGGCACGCCACTTGAGAAGTGGTCGAAAAATCCTTACCGTTATTATCGCCTTCGTCTTTGTAGAAACTTAAAAGGATTTTCAATCGAATGGATTACGCCGTTTTTTGCCTTTGGTCTTAATTTCGGAATGCCGTGGGAATTATATCCCTACCCCGTGAGACGGTTCATATTCAATTGGAAGCGCAACCCTTCACCGAAAGAAGGTGATTATCTTTTCCTGAAAGGTTGGCGACCTTAAATGTCAGTTTTCTTAGAGAAATCTCTCGCATGAGCCACGGCGCTTACAAGATTGAATCTGGCGGATTCCCGCTCTACGACGAGAAAATCCTGCCCAAAGTGAACGCCATGCGCCGCGCCTTGTCTCTCCCTGCCTCCGAGTCCGTTCCCATCGCCTCAAAGGGCGATGTACTTTTCACGACCGCCGAGGAGATGAACGATGAGCCGTCATCCTGCGCGAACTGCATCTTCTACAACGAAGGAAAAAGCTGTTCGCTCATCGGCGAGCGCATCAAAATCAGAAAGTTTACCTACCCCAGAGAGGCTACAGCAGATTCAAAACCTGTTGAGTATTGGCCGTGTTGTGGGATGCACTACTTTGGAGTACCAAACACTTCTGCGCCAACGTACAAAGGAACAGCCGATCCTGATTACATGGGACTCATCTGGATAAATGCCGCAAAACCGGGGCAGGAACACGGCGGCGCGAATTGCGGCGGCTGCAACGGCGGCGATGATTGCGACCATTACATCGTTGACGGCAAAGAAGCGAAGTGGGATTCTCCTACTGGATTCTGCCGCGTCCTGCAAACCAACGTGGCCTGCGGAGATGTTTGCGCGTCCTGGCGCGATGACGACCAGCTCGGCTGGCGTGAGGCGCAGAAGATAATCGGGGGACTCAATGGCTAACCTATCCAGCATGAACTCGCTGATGAAGCCGATGGTCGCTCACGCCGTAAAGATGGTGTCGGGTGGCGACAAGACGAAAAAGAAAGCAGAAGTAAAATCTAAAATAAAGATGAAGGTGAGCGCCAAGTGTGGCTGACATCAAAACGCAGGTTGACCAGGAAGCAAAAGAATTGGCAGCCGTTCCCAAAGAGCCGCTGATGGCCGGAGGCCCAACGGGGCGATGCAGTTTGTGCGGGCGCGTGTGGCCTTTGGGTTCACTTACGGAATTCGATGCTCACATCGTTCCCTACGGCGGAGAAACGCGCAAGGCTTGTCCTCTTTGTCATCCGGGGAGAACCTGATGGATGATACCAAGATTGCCGACTGGGATGAGATTTCAAGAGAGGAGCTAATGCAGCCAGATGTCCGCAATGCCCTGGTATATATGCATCGGCGTTTTAACCGCACTCCTGATTTGGCGGGAAATAGTTCACAACCGAACGACCAAAGGACTGCTGGACAGGATTCTGATGAATGAAGGGCTTGAGCCGCTTCCTGAGTCTCATCCTTTGGCGGAAGCGATTCGTGAATTCAGGGAACCTGCATTGGCGGAACAAAAACAGGAACCGTCAAAAGTGAGGCTGGCAATTCCCGGCATGGATGCGTTCCGGGCGATGCAGAGGAGAGCTAAGTAATGGGCCTTGGCGGAATGCTCGGCGG